GTACACGGTGGTGATGCCCAAATTACATCGGGTTGAAAGGGAACTTTATTCACATCAAAATCTAATATACTAATTGGATAATGAATACCTTCAAATTCAATTAAATCGGATGAGAACACTTCCATTCCTAATTCCTCAGCAATCTTTCCTACTGAACGACTACCCGCAAATAATTCTAACACTTTCATTAACGTAAGTGTTTAAATTTGTTTGCAAGATTGTTAATGAAATTTTCCTCTTCTAATGATAATAAGTCTCTACACTTTGCAAGACGTTCTAGATTCTCCCAAAATATTTGGTCATTGACGTTTGGTCGACGAACACCATGGTTTTTACTTGTTGTTTCTTCCGAAGATTGGATGTATCCATCTTCTTCTAAGATTTCAACTAACCTTTTCAATTCTGTGTTGCTGCAAGATTCGACAAACTCACTTGGGTCGATGTCTATTTCAGTTGTAAATTCTGGCATAATATTTTGTTTTATTGTTTAATAAAAATATACAAAATAAAATTGAGAATAAAAAATTACAGAGAAAAAGATTCTCCACATCCACAGGTACGGGATGCATTAGGATTAACGAACTGAAACCCCTTTCCGTTTAGACCACCACTATATTCCAATTCGGTTCCATACAAATATAATAGAGATTTGTTATCAACTAATATTTTTACACCTTTATCTTCAGCAAGAGTATCTGATGATTGTTTTTCTGTGTCGAATGAAAGGTCATAAGATAACCCACTACACCCACCACCTTTAACCGCCACTCTAACATATGGCGTTGCAAATCCACTTTCTTCGATTAGTGAATTTAACTTTACCGCTGCCGTTTCTGATACTGTTACCATTAGATATGATTTTCTTCAAAGATTAATTCTTCTAATCCTTGTTTTTGTTTATAATCGTTTATTGCGGATTTAATGGCGTCTTCAGCCAATACCGAGCAATGTATCTTAACTGGTGGTAATGATAGTTCTTCCACCAAATCCATGTTATCAATTGTTAAAGCATCGTCGATACTCTTTCCTTTTAACCATTCTGTGGCAATGGACGATGATGCTATTGCTGAACCACATCCAAAAGTTTTAAATTTAGCATCAACAATGATATTGTCAATTACTTCAATTTGTAGTCTCATGACATCACCACATTCAGGTGCTCCCACTAATCCCGTACCTACATTAGATTTACTTTTATCCAAAGTACCTACATTTCGTGGGTTATTGAAATGATCTATTACCTTATTTCCGTATGCCATAATATTTGTTTATATGATAAATATCAGTTAATTAGTTCATCCGTAATAATATTATGGTCATTTAAGATTTCGTGTATCTTTTCATACACCAATTCTAAAGCATCATATTTGTCAATTTCTTTACCCTCCATTGACCATTCTAAACCTTTTTTAGTGTTATGTACAATGTCCCATAAAGCCATTGCCATATCTAAAGATTTAACCGCTCTTAGATGTGCCATAACATCATCCGGATCACTCAAATCGTATTCTAACGTTGCTTTCGCCATAAGTCACTTAGTTTTTTAGTTGGTCGTTTAGTTTTTAATTTCCCATCTTGGGTTTCTTCCATTAAAGGTGCTCTCCAAATTTCATAAGTAATCCACAAGAATATTGTAATAAATAATGCTCCTAATATTTTCATGTGCGTATTTTTATTTTGTGAAATATTGTGTTTTCCAAAACTGCCACCATTTCTTTTTTTGAACTGGTTTACATTCTGAAAATGGATTATTTCCAAATGAAACTGAATTTGAGTATTTTGATGTCAACACATTTAAAAACACTTCGTGGTATTTTTTTGGTATCTCGTCAAAATCCGCACTAATGTTAACATTCAAATACTTTGGTCCATCCTCAGTATAAACTATAAATTGTTCATTCATACTAATAATAGTGCTGGCCTTTATGTTTAAGTATTTTGTTCCACCTAAATTTAGATCACCACTAATATGTTTTTTAAATTCTTCATCTGACATATTTTATTCTGTTTCGTGATTTATAAAATTTTCATACTCCAATTGAAGTTCGGGATGTTTTTCGAAGAAATAATCTCTTGTCAATTCATGTCTCCCCAATTCAACCTTAATGATAAATAATTCATCATGTAAACTATCTGATACGTGAGTTAAAGTGTCAATTTTGTTTTTTTGTTCCTTTACAGTTATGATACTATTATTCCACATTACCGTTAACCATAATGATGTTAAAATTGATATTACAAAAGCGGTTTTTAATCTGGTTTCGGTTGTCATTAGACTAAATTTTTAATGTCCAATAATGTCTTTTCAACATCTTGTTCTGATAAATAACCAAGAACATCATCGGTAATTGGTGTGTCGTATGTGATTCCACCGTCTTTACCAAAGACAGCTAATTCATATAATCCCTTTGAACCACCATAAGTATGTGGTCCTTGTACAATACTCGCACCATATCCATTTGAGAATTGAACTATACACTGTTGTCCCATTCCTGCTGGATGTGATTGAAAGTTCAGTTCTTCGAACACTACTGTGTTGAGATTATTTGTTGGTCTTTCTGTTGTTTTCATGTTAAAATATTTCTTCAGCAATACCTAAGACTTCTGCCAGTCCGAACAGTGTTGCTGCAATTTTTACATCACCTTGAAAAAGAAAAAAACAGGCACCAAATCTGATGCCTGATTTTACAATACTTATCCAAAAATGACTATTTGATTTTGATTCTTTAGGTTCCATAATCTAATATAGTTATTTTTTTTGAGATTTCAAAACTTTTTGTGATTCAATATAATTGTCAATGAAGTTGATTCGTTGACCAATCCAATACATTACATTAACGGTCATTGAATTACCAATTGCACCTTTAATGCTTGAATATGATGGTTTCTTACCATCAACTTCAAAGTCTAAATAACCATCAGGAAATCCTTGAAGTCTTTCAAGTTCTCTTTCAGTAAAGACACGAATCGATTCATTGTCAACCCAATAGTTTGATGTTGATACTTTACCAAACCCATCGACTAATGTCCGTGCATATGACTTAGTTACTGTACCTGCGAGTTTAATGTGTCCAAGAATATTTTGGGTGTACTCATCCCTCTTGATTTTATTCTTTTCTTTAACGCTTTCAAAACATCCTTCTTCAAATAATACTGAGAATGGGACTTTCCAATTTTTTCCACGATATCCGACAATGATGATTCTTTTGCGTCGTTGGGGAACTCCGAAGTATTGGCTGTCGAAAACCCGATAAGCGATTGAGTACTCTTCTCCTTGGACGATTCCTTGTTTGTCAAGGTCTTGGACTTGGAAGTTAGTACCAGTGAAAGAGGAGATGATTTCACACAACGCTCTTCTGTGTTTTCTCTTAAAAACGCCTTCGACATTTTCCCAAACGAACCATCTTGGTCGTTTGTCTTCAAGAATTTCTCCATACTTAAGGGAGAGTTGACCACGGATATCATCCATTCCTTTGTTGAGTCCTGCATCGGAAAAAGATTGACAAGGCGTTCCTCCGACCAATACGTCGCAGTTGAGGTTTTTGTAGGTTTCATAATCGTTTAGTTTAGTTAAATCAGAAAATAATGGGACGTTAGGATAGTGATGTGACAATACTTTTTGAGGGAAAGAGGCGAAGTCACATAAACCTACACACTCCCAACCTAATGGTGACCAAGCTACCGTGGCAGCCTCAATCCCACTACATACCGAGAAATACTTCATTTGTTATTTAGTTTAGTAGTTTAAGAACAAGACAAATTTAAAAAGTATTTCTTGAAATGCCAAAAAAAATTAAAATATTTTTTTTAATTGATTATCAATGACTTATAAAGTCGTATTTTTCTTTTTTCCACTCCATATTTGTGTACTTACTAAATCTATCACTTAAGACATCTGTGGCGTTGTTAAATACAGGTAAAACGGCAGTGTTTGCCTTCCCATAGGATTGTACCAATTTACCTTTTCTGTATTGTAAATTAATTCTTTTTCTTTTATGTTGTAAGGCGACAAATATATACAATGATCCGTGTTGAAATTGTTTAGACATACAATTTTTCATATTATATCCTTCTAATCTGAACTCATCCTCATTTACTAAAACCTTAGGTTTAAAAATTTCATTACCTATTTTTATGTCCTGTTCAATGTCATTTATAAATTCTACGGGTAAATCATATTTTACTTTATAACCACGTGCGAAATGAAATTTAATCCCCGACCAAGACTCCATATGATTTTCAAACTCACCGTCGGTCTTCGCTTTAAATTTTAAAACAACTCCCTTCGATTCTAATAAATCACGAATGGTAAAAAGTTTATTAAGAGAATATACTAATGAATCTGTCTTAATAGATTCCGTCTCCCAATTGTTAACAATTTTTACCATACAACTTTTTTCTGAATCATTTTTTAATTCGTGTATTTTATTATTTGGTGGTATATCATAACAATGGAGTTCCCAATCAATTTTTTTAAGATATTCAATATGATTTTCACCAAATAATTTGCACAAATAATTTAATGAACTCAAATGTATTGGTCTTTCTAAAGTTTTATTAAGACAACTTATTAAGAATTTTGATTTGATTCCGTATGAATCTAAAATTGACGGTAGAAATTTATTATCATTTTTTAACAACCATTTCTTCTTTGGGTAATCGTTTTGTATATCGAAGTACACATTGTTATGACCCTTAATTCCTTTAACGTTTAAATGAAAATCAACTAACATATCATATAAAAAGTTGACCTGGTATTCCCCTTTCAACATTTTATTTTTTGTGTAGTCGGAATTAAATTTATGTTTTATCTTTTCACATATGATGTTTAAAATCTGTTCGGTACATCTTGTGTACTTAACACCCCAATAACCGATTCGTTTTTCCCCTCTTTCAAAACCATTTTCCGTTAAATCTAATAGTAACCTAAAATCGTTTTTTTTAATTCTTGTTGAGTTTCTGAACATCTTATCGTCGGTAAGATTTTCATTTATTATCTTATAGGTGACTTGTAAATCACCATTATTAATATCGATATCTAACACATGTTCAAACGTTACGTTTTTGTTTGAACCATATCTTTGGTAATTAAAATGGTAAAGACTGGTGTAGATTAATTTATTATCATCCCCAAATAATTTTAAATCACAAATTGACTTAGAATTACTTTTGGTTTCTTTTTTTTCTTGGTAGTGTTTAAACAATAAATCCATATAAAAATATATATGGATTCGTTGATATTGTGAAGTTTAAATGGGTAGTAGATACCTATTGACATCTCCCATAACATCCGTTAACATTCTTGGTTCTCTTTGTGTTGATTTAACTTCTACTCCATTTATTTTAATCGGAACTTTTTGTTTACTTATTGAATTTAATAATCCCAATCTAGCGTGATTCTTTGTTTTCTTTGTTAACTCAATAACCGCCATTGCCATATCTTCTGGTGGTTGATTATTACAAAAATGTCTTGATTGTATTAGTGAACCAGTTTGACAATCGAATTCACATGTAACCCTATCCGACTTATCTTCGGTTCTAATTGATATGATAATTGACTTATCTTTATCAGAATACGAGGCAACACAATGATGCATAAAACTCCCTTCTTCACTATAGTCTTCTTCTCGTTTTAAAATGTAAGGATAAAATGTTATATCTCCGTGGTTCCCATCACCCAAATCAATTTTTAAATCTATCGGTTTTTCAATATCATTAACCATCTTATCTGAAAAAACATATTCAATAACATAACCCTTTTTAATCATCGATATCATTTTAGATAACTCACTATGTTCACTTCTAAAATCATCATATGTTTTTGCTTTCATATGTAAATCAGGTATAAATTCACGTAACCTACCAATCATCTTAAAGTGATCTTCCAAATCGTTTAAAAAATTATAATTAACTAATGTTTCCGTTTTACCTAATAACCTTTGAAACCCTCTAACTGAAACATCTAAATTATTAATAATTTTAACAATATTTTCTTTTTCGGAATTTAATATATTGAACTTATTTTTTTTCAATTCTTGAGCAAATTTAAAATTGGGGTATCCGTAACTAATTGAACTTTCATAAGTTGAATTTTTAAAGTGTTCTAAATTAATACTACCGATGTACTTAGAGTGATTATCACCAAATAAATAACATAATCTAGCCAATGAGTGTATGTCCAATTTTTTACTTTCGTGCATTATTTTAATTGTGATTTTAGATTTGATTTGAAACATATCTAAAATTGATGCAATTAGTTTTCTTTCATTTTTCTTTAAAAACTTTTCTGTTGGGTAATATTTTTTAATCCAATAATCATAATCATTCGAAATTTTGATTTTCTTTAATTCAACAAAACGTTGTAACATTAATTGTACGAACCATGTACCATTAAAACTAAAATTCTGATTTAGGTTGAATACCTTATCTATTTCAAAAATAAAATCCGTATTATTAAATGTCTCATTATATTCATTTAGCAGAACCGAATCGTCACTCAATGATTTTCTCATACTTAAAATTCCGCCGTCTTTGAATTGCGTTTCAAAAAAATTGAAGTTGTTGATTCTAAATGTCTTGGTTGTTTTCCTCCCACTTTTATTCATACTAAGTGTGGTAAAGTTACCATTATTCGTATTGAACGTTACTGACTCCACACTTGTCGATTTCCTAAAGTAAATGTTATTAAATGCTCTGTGACTATTGTGACGATAAACTTTAATTGTTACTTTATCTCCGTGTCTCCTGATAGAACGTTCAATAGTATTAACAGTAATTTCACTAAACGGATTACCATAGTGCTTTTTAATGTGTCTATCGTCCCTGGTTTCGAAATTTCTAATTGCGTAGTTTATTATGGAACGTTCGTTTACACCGGGTTTACCGTAGAAAAATTTTGTTTTTCTTTTCCCCACCTTTTCGGGGAATTCCGTTGTTCTACCGACCGTTGGTCTCCTTAAATCATCTATAGTGAACTTCATGAGTCTCACGGTACTTTCAAACACATCATCATCACCATCAAGTGAGTCTAAATCAACCCCCATCGAAC